CAGATCACTTCACCAAAACCAGGTGCTGTAATCGGTGCTGCTGACGTTTATGTATCTGACTTCGGTGAGATCTCAATCGTTCCTAACCGTTTCCAACGCGAGCGTAGCGCATTCGGCTTCAACCCTGAGTATGCTTCAATTGTAACTCTGCGTAACTTCCAGCAACTCGAACTCGCCAAAACTGGTGACTCCGAGAAGCGTGAGTTGTTAGTTGAGTGGGGCGTTAAGATTCACAACGAAGCTGCACACGGTATCGTTGCTGACTTGAACACTTCGTATTAATCTGATGTAAATAAGACGGGGGCCACAAGCCCCCGTTTTTAACCTTTAAAACTATGGCTGATAAAAGACTCCTAGACGTAGACCATTTTTTAGGTCTAAAAGAGTATTTCTACTACGACGACGATACTGGCGAGTGCCGTATTGAACAAGTCCAAGATACCACGCATATTATTGAGCAAAATAAGGCTCAATTAGCACAATCAGGCGCTAGAGATAAATGGAAGGGTGACTATATCAAAGTTGCTACAATCCCTATGTCTCTTTGGGCCGATCTAAACGCAAAAGGTATCATAAAAGATACAGTTGCTTTTAAAAAATGGCTCAATGACCCCGAAAATCGCTTTTTTAGGACTCGCGAAGGAAAAGTATGAAAGTTGCCATTTGTTTACCATGCCGAGATATGGTAAACGCAGGATTTGCTTATGATTTAGCAGGAATGACAGCGTACACCCAGGTGCCGCTGTTTTTGCTTCAATCTCAAGGCACTTTAATCGCCAATCAACGTACAGAATTGATTAAAAATGCTTTAGAAGAGGATGTGACGCATATCCTTTTTGTCGATACGGACATGAGGTTCCCCATGTCTACGTTAGAGCGCCTAATAGCTCACGACAAGGATATTGTCGCTGTAAACTACCCTACACGCAAGTTTCCGATTCAACCAGTAGCTTTTGCCAACGATCAAACAAACGAACGCGTTTTTACTGAGAAGGATTCTACGGGTCTAGAATCAGTTGCTTCGGTAGGTATGGGAATAATGCTGATAAAAGCTTCAATCTTTGATAAAATCAAGCTGCCATACTTTATGATCGGCTTTTCGGCTGCGCATCAAGAGTACACCGGCGAAGATATATTTTTCTGCCGCAAAGCACGTGCCGCCGGATATGAGGTATTTATTGACCATAATTTATCTAAAGAGGTCAGACATACCGGCGCTATCGACTTTGAGCATGAACACATTTGGGCGACAAGGGAAGTCTAATGGCGATTACAACCTATACCGAACTAAAAAGCGCGGTTGCTGACTGGCTTAACCGTAGCGATTTGACGGCTGTTATACCGTCTTTTATTGCTTTGGCTGAGTCTCAGTTCAATCAAGAAGAACGCCTACGCAATCAAAAATCAATTGTTCGAGCCACAGCCACTTTTAATGCCGAATACGAAGCTTTGCCTGGCGACTATTTGGAAATGTTGAATTTGACTAATCAAACCACCACGCCATTTCAAAAAGTAGAGTTTTTAAGCTTAAACCAGTGGGACAATTACAAGAAAGACTTTACTACTCTTCAAGTCCCAAAATACTATACTATTGTAGGCAATCAGTTGCAATTATTGCCAGTTCCTGGTGCTAGTATTACCGCCGAAATGGTTTATTACGCTAAAATACAGTCATTGTCTGATTCAAATACGACAAATTGGCTTTTAACGAATCATCCCGAAGTCTATCTATATGGTACGCTTTTACAAGCTGCTCCGTATTTGAAAGATGACGACAGAATTGCGACTTGGAATGCAATGCTCGAGAAGTCTCTCGATAACATCCACCAAGCCGACGATCGTGCGTTGTACGCAGGATCAGTTATCAAAACTCGAGCAAAAGCGTTTTAATTAGGAGATATTATGCAGTCTGAAAAAATTAACTTAGTCGATGCGTCTGATGTGACGATTGCAAAATCTTCGGCTTTAGCTGAAGGCTTAACCGCAACTGGCGCATACACTGTTGAATGTATTGGTGCTGATGGCCAAGTAAAATGGTCTGATGACTTTAAAAATCTCGTTGTGACTGTTGGTAAAAACGACATTCTCGACAAATATTTTGCTGGATCAGCATACACCGCCGCTTGGTATCTTGGTTTAGTAGATGGAGCTTCTACACCTACTTACGCTGCTGGAGATACATTATCTTCACACGCTGGATGGACTGAAAATACTGGTTACAGTGGTAATCGTAAAGCACCAGCTTGGGGTGCGGCTGCTTCTGGTTCTAAAGCAACTACTGCAACATCTTTCTCAATTAGTGCTTCTGGCACTATTGCTGGTGCGTTTATGTGTACAGCTGCAACTGGCACTTCTGGTACTTTGTATTCTGCTGGTAGTTTTACCGGCGGCAACCGTATTGTTGCAAACGGTGACACATTAAATGTCACTTACACTGCATCAGTTTAAGGAGAATTACATGGCTTTTAAAACTGGTGACAAAGTTAAGTTTGTCTCGCCTATTATCGAAGGTGAAATTATGGGAGCTACAGTTGATTCTGAAGCGACTTTGCTTTTACTTGTTGAATATCAAGCCGATGGTCAAACTCAACAGCGTTATTTCAAGGCCGATCAACTCGAATCTGCTTAATTAGGGGACTAAACTATGGCCCTCGTTCTAGCTGATCGCGTCAAAGAAACAACAACCACAACTGGTACCGGCACCGTCACCCTTGCGGGCGCAGTAACGGGATACCAGTCTTTTAGTGCTGTAGGTAATGGAAATACTACTTACTACACAATAGCTGGTCAAGGCACTTCCGAATGGGAAGTAGGCATCGGTACTTATACAAGTTCTGGAACTACTTTAAGCCGAACTACAGTCCTAGCATCTAGTAATGCTGGATCTTTAGTCAATTTTTCCGCTGGAACTAAAGATGTCTTTGTAACCTACCCTGCTGAAAAATCGGTAAACATAGACGCTTCTACCAATGTGGATTTAGGCGCAAATTCGTTAAATAACGTAAACCATCTTGGAGTTAATACCACTACCGTTCCTGATATTCTTCTAAGAGCGTTTGGAGATAACAATTCAGGCTCTCGCATTGCTGTTCGCGGCTATTCTAGCGATGCTAATAGCTCGTCCATGCGCGTTACTAAGTTTCGGGGTACTTACGCTGCTCCGCAAGCACCTCAAAGCGGCGATAGCTTAGGTAAATTTGAGATAGGCGGTTATGGTACAACTTCTTCAAGTGGCTACCCACAAACTTCTTTAGAAGGTTTAGCAACAGAAGCTTGGGGCGCTACAGCTCGAGGTACAAAAGCTGTAATTAAAGTTACGCCAAACACAACGACTACCCAAGTTACCGCAGTAACCATTAATCAGGATTCAACCGCCGTATTTGCCAATACAGTAACAGCTAATGGAGTATTGTTAACAGGTAATACTGGCACAGTTACTAGCGTAGCCGCCACAGCAGGAACAGGAATTAGTGTAACTGGCAGCCCTATTACTGGTAGTGGTACTTTAAACATTACTAATACTGCTCCTGACCAAACCGTAGCTATTTCTAGCGGTACAGGCATTAGCGTTACTGGTACTTACCCTAACTTTACTGTTACTAATACAAGCCCATCTAGCGGTGGTACTGTAACTAGCGTAGCTACAGCAGGAACAGTCAATGGATTGACTTTAACTGGTGGCCCAATAACGACTACAGGAACAGTTACTTTAGGTGGTACTTTAGATTTATCTAGTCCACCGACAATCGGCAATACAGCACCCAATACAGGTAAATTTACTACTTTAGAATCAACTGGCACAGCTTCATTAGGCACAACTTCTACTACTTATGTACAAATTGTAGGTGATGCTAATTACCCAATGGTAAAGGCTACTGGTGGAACAAATACACCATTAGTCTTATCTCCATTAGGAACAGGCGCATTACAAGCACAAAAAACAGATTCCACAGCAACAGGCGGTAATGCTAGGGGTGCTAATGCTGTTGATTGGCAGACAAGTAGAGATACTGCGGTTAGAGTAGCAAGCGGTCAATATGCAACTATTGGTGGCGGCACAACAAATACAGCTTCAGGTTTTGCAACAACTATTGCTGGTGGTAACGGAAACACATCATCAGGAGTTGGTGCTATTTCTGCTGGTGGTCAATCAAACACTACTTCAGGCACTTTTTCAAGCATTTTAGGTGGTAACTTAAATACTGGTGCAGGATTTTTTAATTTTATTGGTGGTGGATTTACTAATAGCGGAACTGCTAATGCCGCAGTAACTACTCAAAGCGGCACGATGAACGGCACTACAGCCGTTACATTAAGTGGTTCTAATGCTAGTATTAAAGTTGGTCAGTTAATTACTGGCACAAGTATTGCTAACTACACATATGTAGCCGCCATATCAGGAACAAGTCTAACCCTTTCGCAAGCCGCATCAGGTTCTTCTACGAGCANTCTATCTTTTTATACTCCTCATGGAGTAGTAGTAGGCGGTGGTAATAACCAAGCTACAGGAGCTTATTCATTTATCGGTGGTGGTGGTGATGCTGGTACTGCGGCTAATAGGAATGTGGCTAGTGGTGATTGGAGTTTTGTTGGTGGTGGCATTAAAAATACTGCTTCAGGATTAGGCTCAGTCGTTTGTGGTGGTGGAATATTTAGTGCTGGTAGTTATTTTGCTAATACTGCATCAAATACTGGTGCGTTTATTGGCGGTGGAACAAATAACACAGTTAATAATGTTTATGCTTCTGTTGTTGGTGGTCTATCAAATACTGCGTCAGGATATGCTTCTTTTGTTTATGGTGGAGATACCAATACAGCATCAGGTTCTTATTCTTCATTATTGTCAGGAACAAGAGGAACAACAAGGGCTATAAACGGAAACACAACTTTTTCTTCTACAAACCCTATTTCCGCTACAACAGGAATTACACAAGCGTCATTACTTGTTTTAGGTGTTCAAACAACTGATGCAACTGCTACTGTATTAAGGTCAGATGCTTCAGCCGCAAGCGGAACAAACCAAGTAATCCTACCTAATAACTCTGCTTATTACTTTAAAGTGCGTGTTATTGCTGGAGTAACTGGTGCAGGAAACACAAAGGCTTGGACACTAGAAGGTGCTATTAAGCGTGGTGCTGGCGTAGGAACTACAGCGATTGTCGGCACAGTAACAACTACAATCGTAGCGGCAGATGCAGGAGCATCAACTTGGACAGTAACAGCAACAGCAGATACGACTAATGGTGGATTAGCAATAACAGTAACAGGACAGGCTTCAACAACAATAAGATGGGTTGCTAGAGCCGAAACTGCAGAAATGACATTTTAATTTGCATGAATTTTAAATAAAAAAGGAAGCATTATGGCACTAAAACTATCAGTAGAAACACAATTTGGCGCACCAGCACCTGACGCTTATGCACGAATTACTAACTTTTTTGGCACAAAAGACCAAATCCAAGTGCAAGTAGCCGTTTACTATAACGAAAATGCAAGGCATAGCAACATGGCAACAGTTCGTGAAGATGCCCACTACATTGCTATTGAGGACTTAAAAGGCGATATTATTCCTGCCCTTTATGAAATCCTTAAGACTTTTGGGCAGTATGAAGGTGCAGAGGACTGCTAAATGTCAATGAACTTAGACCAAACGGCTGACAAGATTACACCATCTACAGGTGGTTTAAGCGTTGCTGGTCTGATTGCTAACGCTACAACAGTCAGCGTTTCTTATAGTTTACCTACTGGGTATAGTGCTATGACAGTAGGGCCTATGACTATAAATAGCGGTATTACAGTAACAGTAGCTTCAGGACAAAGGTGGGTAATTCTATGAGTTCAGTAGTCATCAGTGGTGATACAAGTGGTGCTATTACATTAGCCGCNCCAGCCGTAAGCGGAACAAACACCGCAACGCTGCCTTCAGCATCCGGAACGGTGATGGTTAGCGGTAATATGCCAGCGTTTAGTGCTTGGAAATCAAATTCTTTAGGCACTCAATCAATTACAACAAATACCTATACAAAAATTACTTTTGATACAGAAGATTTTGATACAAACAACAATTTTGCTTCAAGTCGTTTTACCCCAACTGTTGCTGGTTATTATCAAATAAATGCAGAAATAGATTTAGGTGGTAGTGGAGTTTTGTTAATTGGACTTTTTAAAAATGGCACAGAATACAAACGAGGTTCAGGCACAACTACTGGAACTGAATCTTATTTAAATGTGCAAGTAGTTCTTTATATGAACGGTTCTACTGATTATTTAGAAGTTTATGCAATTTCTTCTGCTGGAACAGGGTCGATTTATGCGACTACTAATGGTCAATATACATATTTTAATGGTTGTTTAGTAAGGGCGGCATAATGAATTTATACGAAAAAATTAAAGCAATTTACCCTGAATTAACAGATAGAGACTTTTTGACTGTAATTACCCTTCAAAATGATTCAGACGGCAAAGGCGATTACATAGCTTCTTGGAATCATCCTACCCTAGCTAAACCAACAGATGAGGAATTAGCATGAGTTCAACAATAACTGCACTAACTAGCGGTGGTGGATTGGCAATGGCTGGTGATACTAGCGGTCAATTAGAGTTAAAAACTAATAATGGCACTACTGCGGTAACAATCAATACTGCTCAAGGCGCACAATTTTTAAATTGTATTGGTGTAGGTAACGCAACACCATCTACAAGTGGCGCTGGTATTACATTTCCTGCTACTCAATCTGCTTCTACTGATGCTAATACATTAGATGATTATGAAGAAGGCACTTGGACACCAGTTTATACTGGTTCTACAGGAAATCCTACTGTAACTTATGGAAGTCCTACAGCAGGATGGTATGTAAAAGTTGGAAGTCAAGTTACAGCTTGGATTCAAATGGCTTCTTCTTCAAGAAGTGGTGGAAGTGGAACTTTGGGTCTTAGCCTTCCATTTACTTCAAATTCTACTTCTACAAGATATAGTGCTGGTTCAATAGGTACTGCATATGGATTTATTCACTCTAGCAGTTATTTACAATTTGGATGTCGTGTTCCACCTAACTCAACTTCTTTAGAGCTATGGGAATTTGCAATTTTAAATAGTTCTACTTCAGATAATCCAGTGCCAGTAACAGGTTTAGTCAATGCTTCTGCATTTTTAACAATTATGGTTTCTTATACAGTTTGAGGATAAAAATGGCACTTACAGAATTTACAAGCATTGACCAAATTGAAATAGTAGGCGGTTGGAATATTCAAGTTCGCCAAGCTACTGTCATTACTAAAGACGGAGTTCAAGTGGCTCGGTCATTCCATCGTTGGGTATTAAATCCTGATTCAGACATTGGCGGTCAAGAACAAAAAGTCCAAGACATTGCTAATGCCGCATGGACACCTGAAGTTAAAGCCGCTTATGAAGCGTTTAAAGCACAAGCACTTAAAGGAGTAGCATAATGTCTATCATTATTGACGGAACAGGAACAATATCAGGCGTTAGTGCTACTGGTTTAACTACTGCACAGACAGTTACGCAATCTACTATTGCTACTGGTGTAGCTGGTACAGGGCCAAGTTTCAGCGCATATTCCAATGCAACTCAGACAATTTCGCAAAGTGTTGCAACAAAAATATTGTTTCAAACCGAAGTATGGGACACAAATAGCAACTTTGCATCATCTACATTTACACCTACTGTAGCTGGTTATTATCAAATAAATGCGGCTATTTGTTGGAACGCTCCTTCTCCAGCAACAGCCCAACAAGATGCAATTTTTATTAATAAAAATGGTTCAGTTTACCAAATTGGAAGCTACAGCGCAGACCCAGGAACTATTGGCGTTAGAGTTTTAGCTTCTACTATTGTTTATTGCAATGGTTCAACAGACTATATTGAAATATTTGGTTTATATAACGCTGGTCAAGCAACTGGAACTGTAGTAAGTGGGTCTACAAACACTTGGTTTAATGGCGCATTAATAAGGGCGGCATAATGTTATACGAAAAAATTAAAACAATTTATCCTGAATTGATTGATTCTGACTTTTTCCCAACAACAGGAACAATCCTATTACAAAACGATTCAGACGGCAAAGGCGATTACATTGCTAAATGGGAACATTCCCTACCAAAACCTACTGACGAACAGTTAGGTTTAACACAAGACGAAGTTAAGGCTTTAGTAGGCTAATGTTCGGAATCTCATCCTTTGCTCAAGTACCGTTTGTTTCCTTAGCAGGGACATCATTTACAGCTACGCTTATTGAAAACGTCGGAGTAGCAGATACCCCTGCAACCGCCTTTTCGTTTTTACAAAGCATTGCTGAAAACGTAGTCATGAACGATTACCCACTGCCAGCTGGAGCATTTGTTGGGTTTATCTACGAGAATTTTGGAACGGCTGATTCAAGCGCCCAAGCTTCTACATTCTTACAGTCTATTGCGGAAAACATTAACCCCAATAATGCCCAAGCAATAGCCGCCCAATTTGCTGCATTGCAAACAGAAAACTTTACCGCTGGTGATTCTAGCGTTCAGTACTTTGCTTCTTTAGAGTCTCGTGATGAGCCGTTTACTTTAGGTGATGCTAGTACCCAGCAAAGCGCTTTTAATCAGTCTATAACTGAACCTATAACTTTGGCAGACGTAAACACCATTACAGCCCAGTTCCAAACCGCTATTGCAGAAGCTATAACCATGGGAAGCGTGGAGTCTATAGCCGCCCAATTTGTCACTAGTATTACCGAGGATATGACCCTAGCAGATATAATCATCATTGCTAATGCGTTCTTTTTGTCTATTGTTGAAAACACTACCTTAGACAATGCCCAGACCATTACCGCACAATTTATACAGTCCATTACAGAAAACTTTAATCTAGCTGATACCCCTGCAATTACAGCCCAATTTGCTACTTCTATTACCGAGGCATTTACTCTGCTTGACTCGCAATTCCCACGTGGTTGGTTTAAAATCAACGATAATCAAAGTACCACTTGGAACGCAATAAGCAACAATAACAGCATTACTTGGGCAAATGTTGGAGATGACAACAGCCCTAATTGGCAGCAAATAGATAATACTCAAGGATAAAACATGGCATCTACATACTCAACTAGTCTAAAAATCCAGTTAATGGGTAACGGAGAGGATTCCGGTACCTGGGGTTCTATTACTAATACCAATTGGAATCTGATTGAACAAGCTGTTGCTGGTGTTCAGAACATCACTATGGCTAACTCTAACTATACACTAACAGATTTAAACGGTGTATCAGATGAAGCCCGCAACATGGTTCTTGTTGTCGCTGGAACTAATTCAGCTGTTTATCAGATTGTTGCCCCGTTATCCCCTAAGTTTTATGTAGTTTCTAACAATACCACTGGTGGGTATGCAATTACTATTGGTGGATCTTCAGGGTCTATTGTTACCGTCCCAAATGGAACCACTGTTCAGGTTTATTGCAACGGCACAAGTTTTTTTTCTGCCCAAACAAGTTCTGCCGGTAACTTCAATGTAAATGGTAATTTAACTGTATCTGGAAATGAAACAATAAGTGGGGCGCTTGGTGTTGCTGGAGCAACTACACTAACTACGGGTTCTATATCTGGAGTAGTCACCGCTCCAACTGCAGCTAATGGTACTAACACCACTCAACTCGCTACTACAGCTTTTGTGCAATCAGCCATTACTGCAGCTACTACAGTTGGCGCAATTCAAATGTGGCCTACTACATCGGCTCCTTCTGGCTATTTATTATGTGATGGTTCTGCGGTGTCCCGTACTACTTATTCGGGTCTGTATGCAGTAATTGG